AGGAAGATGCAATGTTTTTCTCTACCTCTCTTTACCCTTCTGTAGGCAATTAATAATTAGGAGATTAAAAGTGGCAAAAAGACCAGGACTATACGCAAACATACATGCGAAACGTAAAAGAATAGCAGCAGGCTCTAAAGAGAAGATGAGAGATAAAGGTGACGTAGGTGCACCTAGTAAACAAGACTTTGTAGATTCTGCTAAGACAGCTAAGAAACCTAAGAAGGCTATGTACGGTGGTACTATGAAAAAGAATATGATGGGTGGTGGTAAAGCTTACTCATCAATGAATAACAGGTATGCTAACGGTGGGAAAATATATCCTGCAAAGGGAAAGATGTAATGAAAAATAAAGGATTAAAAGCTTTAGTAAAAGCAGGTCAAAGTGATGTAGTAGAAAACATGGGCTTTGATCCACAGAATCTTAAAAAAGGTAGCAATGTATGCTCTAATAGACAGAAGATGATGATGGGAGATGCTGTAAAAGGCTACACTACGGAGAATAAAAGATACGGTGGAGGAGTACCTAATCCTCGTAAGCCTGATGACACTATGGTCTGATGGCTAAAAGAAAAGAAAAGGCTATTCCTAAGACCACAAAAGGCAAAGGAGCTAACTACCGACCCACTAAAAAAGGTGCAGGTATGACAGCCAAGGGTGTAAAAGCCTACAGGAAGAAGAATCCTGGCTCTAAACTAAAGACAGCCGTAACTGGTAAGGTAAAAAAAGGAAGTAAAGCAGCTAAAAGACGTAAGTCTTACTGTGCAAGATCATTAGGACAACTCAAAAGAAGTTCTGCTAAGACAAGGAATAACCCTAACTCACGTATCAGACAAGCAAGAAGAAGGTGGAAGTGTTAAATGGCTAAAGGCGTAAAGCATTATTTAAGAAACGGTACTGTATGGACAGGTGGCATGCATAAAATGTCTAATGGTATAATGCATACAGGTAAAACTCATACTAAAACTAGTAAAAGACTGTACCATTTTAAAGATTTATCTGCTACAGCAAAGAAGAAGGCGAAACCAAAAAAGTAATGTTAACACCACAACGTAAAAAATCACAAGAATTAACAGATAAACAAGAGAATTTTCTTGACGCATACTTTGCGGAAGGAGAAAAAACCTTTGGGAATATCACCCAAAGTCTATTGCAAGCAGGCTATTCGGAGGCATCAAGGTCTTCAGTATCGAAAGCTATGCGACCTCACATAATAGACAGAGCAAAAGGATTGTTAGCAACGACAACAGCCAGTGCAGTAGGACAGATAAAGGATGCTTTATCAGGAAGTACAGAAGAACCAATAGCTAGACAAAAATTAAGGTTTGAAGCAGCAACAGACATACTTGATAGATGCGGTATATCCAAAAGACAAGAGGTAGTAACAGAGAACAAGCATATACATGCTGTTGTTTTGTTACCTGCAAAGAAAGCAGAAGCATTAGATTTATCAGATATAGAGGCTGAAGAACTTGGACACTCCTAAAAAAGGAAGACCTAAACTTAAAGAAGGCGAGAAAGGTCGATACAGAGTGTCTGCTAAGGTAAAAGCTCGTAGAGCTGCCCTAGCCCAGTTAAAGTACAGAGACAAGAAGATAGCAAAACATAAGAACCAACTATCGAGGCAGAGACAATTAAAGAAAGAGAAAGTAGAGAAGTTCAAACACTTGGAGAAAGCAGTGGAGGGAAAAGCTGCAATGACGGAAGACGTGCTTGCATCTGCACCGAAACAGTTCCAGGAGTTTGTAGCAGAACAGGAAGTGGCGTTCAAACCGAACCCAGGTCCGCAGATGGAGTTCTTAGCAGCACCTGAACGTGATGTTCTTTATGGTGGTGCAGCAGGTGGCGGTAAGTCTTATGCCCTACTTGCAGACGCTTTAAGGTATGCTCATAATACAAATCATAGGGGATTGCTCCTAAGAAGGACATTGGGCGAACTAACAGAGCTGATAGACAAGAGTAGGCAATTATATAAGAAAGCTTTCCCAGAGGCTATTTTTAGAGAAAGTAAATCGACTTGGGTATTCCCTTCAGGGGCTACGATTTTATTTTCATATTTAGACAGAGACACAGATGTTACAAGATATCAAGGACAAAGTTTTAACTGGATTGCAATCGATGAAATCACGCACTACCCAACTCCTTACGTATGGGAGTACCTTCGTTCAAGACTCCGTACAACGGATCAAAGCATTGTACCGTACATGCGTTGCACAGCTAACCCAGGTGGAATGGGCGGTTGGTGGGTTAAAAAGATGTATATTGATGCTGCCGAGCCAAACACGCCTTTTTGGGCTAAAGATGTTGAACAAGGTACTATCCTCAGATACGGAGCCGCAGCCCAAGAAAAAGCAGGAAAGCCCCTCTTCCAAAGAAGATTCATCCCTGCAAGACTAACGGATAACCCTTACCTTATAGCTTCAGGGGAATATGAGGCTATGTTGTACTCTCTACCAGAAGTGGAGAGGAGAAGATTACTAGAAGGAGATTGGGATGTTACAGATGGTGCAGCGTTTGCCGAGTTTGATCGTTCAGTACATGTTGTTGATCCCTTTGAGATTCCTAGGTCTTGGGCTCGTATTAGGGCTGCAGACTATGGTTACTCTAGCCCTTCTTGTGTTTTATGGGGTGCTGTCGATTACGATGGTAACCTATGGATATATAGAGAGCTTTACGGAAAAGGCTACACAGGAGAAAGTCTAGCCGAAAGAATATTAGAACTGGAAGCAGATGATCCTACTATGCAAACTGCAGTGTTAGATGAATCTTGTTTTAGTAAGACAGGTCACGGTTTAAGTATAGCAGAATCAATGAATAGGCTTAACCTAAGATGGATGGCATCAAATAGAAATAGGTTAGCAGGAAAGATAGAATTGCATAAACGTTTAGGTATGAACGATATGGGAGAACCTAGACTAAGAGTATTTAATCACTGTAGTCAGTTGATAAGAACATTACCTACATTACCTCTAAGTAAAACAAATTCAGAGGATGTAGACACAAAAGCAGAGGATCATGCTTACGATGCTTTAAGATATATGTGCATGACTAGGTTGGTAAATAGTCCTTACTATCACCCTAGGTTTAGAAAGCCTAAAGAATTTGATAGGTATGTAGTACAGGACCCAGTATTCGGCTACTAATTTAACAACCAACCAAGGAGAAGAAAATGCCACTAGCAGGTAAATACAAACAAGGCGATCTCGGCATGGAAAATGAAGCACAACTATCCAGAGAAAAAATGGAAAGTTGGGTTAACACAAAGTATTCCCATGCACAAGAATCATCTGTTAACGAAAAAAGCCTTTCAGGTAAGAATCAAGTAGATTCTGGCTTTAATGCTTTAGCAGACAAAAAAGACTACTAAAATGGCTGAGATAGGTGAATTAATAGGCACTGGTGAACAAAAAGACATTTCTGATGAAGAAATGGTCGGTTTATCAGGCTATGTGCGATCTAAGTATCAAGAAGCAGAAGATGGTCGTCTAGCTGACGAACAACGTTGGCTACGTGCCTATAAGAACTATAGAGGTACCTCAGAAGATAGTGAAGAATATAGAAAATCAGAACGGTCTAAAGTTACTGTTAAAATAACAAAAGTAAAAGTATTAGCTGCCTTTGGGCAGTTAGTAGATATTTTGTTTTCTAATGGTAAAGTTCCAATTTCTGTAGAACCTACACCTATGCCTGAAGGTATTGAAGAGTACGTTCACCTTGAAACGCCCTTAGACCAACAACAAGCTACAGACCCTTATGGGTTTGAAGGAGATGGTAGGGAATTACCTGCAGGAGCTTTACAAGCTTCCGAACCTGAAGAAGAACAACAAGAGTTAGAGTTAGGTCCATACGAAAAAAGTATGGCTGATGCTAACCTTGCTGCAGGACCATCTAACATGGGAGAACCTCAACTAGCTCCTGCCAAGGAAGCAGCTCGTAAGATGGAAAAGCTAATACATGACCAACTACTAGATGCTTCAGCAGTTTCCGAACTCAGAAAAGGTATCTTTGAACAGTGTCTGTTAGGTACAGGTATTGTTAAAGGACCGTTTAATCACTCTAAAGTAATACATAAATGGTCTAAAGATGACGATGGAACTCGTTATTATGAC